TTGACGAACATAAGAACTTCAGAGCTCCATACGTTTGGCCGAAAGACATTTCCTGCTGTTACACCAATGTTTACGTTACCAGAACCATATGCTCCAGTAGTAGTCATGGGATTTATTTCCTTGTTTTTTTATTGTTAGGAATCGTTAGATTCCAGTTTGTTAATTGCCGGATAGAACAGCGTTGATTTTGTCTCGGTTTTTAACGAACCAGTCTTGGCCGTTGCGTCCGATTAGTTCATCCACGTTATCGAGAGTAATTTTAGAACTGCTCGAATAACCAGGATTTGCTGCGCTAGCCTTGGGTTGAGAGGCTCGATTAGCCTTCTCTGCCTGTGCAAGTGCTTCTTTTTTCCCAGCTTGGCGTTCAGCGACTAAGTCGGCTGCGGTCGAAGAACGTCCCTTAGCGGCATCAAGTACCACTTCTAGGTCGTTTGCTAACCACGGCTTATCTTCTAAGATGGAAACCATCTCGCTTTCGTAGGCTTTAGCTTCGGGGTGCTGAATATAGAAACTCAGCGCTGTTACCTCATTCCGTAGAGCTTGGACATCGTCCACGCCCGCCGAAGTGTTGGCGTCCGTTACTGCTGCTTTTAGTTGGCCTTCCTTTTGTCCCTTTTTACCAAGTTGTTTCTCACTTTCGCGGTACATCTTGGCTATTTTTAGTGGGTCATCCAGAGGAAGATTTTTTTTAGCCGCCCATTCCTTGAGTTCAGTTTCATCTGAGTTGTCTACTTCCGTAGGCTCAGCTTCTTCTGTCTCGCTGGTCTGAGAGGTATCTTCGTTCTCTGTGACCGCCTCTGTGTTTGTCTCTACTGAATCCAGTTGTGGTTCTTCAACCGCCGTTTCAATAGGGTCAGAAGTTGTGGTGTCGAGTGACATCAGTTACCCTTTCAATTATTTTTATTAGAAGTACATACACTCTAAGCATATGATAAGTATAAGAAGTATTTTTGTCAAAGCGCAATTAGGACCTGTGAGTGCAAACAGGCCCTAAGCGGACTTCGACGAGATAATATCAACGATACCGGAACGCAGTTTATAGATAGCTTCTAGTTTAGCCATAGCAAGGGCTTTACCCTCGACTGTCTGGGATTTAATCCCCTCGGCGGTGTAGGCAGTCTCATTAGCGATAAGACGCCCCATTAGGTCAGTACCACCTGGACCATTCATAAACTCTTTCCAAGCGTGTCTAGTGGCGTCTTCCATTAACTAGGTACTTTCGGGACATTCGCTACTCCGGAAGTGGGGGCGCCGACGGGAGGGGAGCCAGCGGTTTGCATACCAGCCTGTTCATAAGCCGTATTTCCCCCACCAGGACTCGGAGTACCATGAATCATAGCGGCATTGGTAGCCACCTTATTAGGGTCAACCTGTGAAGCCTGAATTCCAGTTTGTTGTTCGCGTAGAGGAGAGGGTTGAATACCTGATTCAGCCAGTAGTTCGCCCTGTTCGTCAGGGTAGAGGTCGGTGAAGTTAATGGATTCGATAAGTTTAGGGATAACCGTTGGCGGTGGGGTCGGTGATGGCGGTGAAATCAAGGCTTGAGAGTCGCGTTTGCTTATACTGAAGATTTCTTGGGCGGTTTTAATGAACAGACCTTGTTGGTCGATGAACGGTTGCTTAGAAGCCAGTAAGTAGAACTGCATAGCCTGTTGGCGGGCAGTTTCTTTCAGACTTTCAGCCGTAGAGCCTAACTTAACGGTCACATCGTAGTCACCAAGGAATAAACCAGGGTTATAAGTTGACCATTGGGTGCCTTGTTGCCCCATAACACGAATTGGAATCTCTTTGTCAATGAATAACTGCATTATCTTCCACATATTCATCGCTAAGATACGCATACCCTCATTTTCGAGGTTCTGAAGCTTAACTTTAAACCGAGCGCCCAACATAACAAGCTCTTGGTTGATAAAGTAGGCACTTTTACGTCCTGACGAGGATAACGTGCCCGCTGCCATCTCGTTTGCACCGGTTGCGCCTTGCATTTCGGCTTTAATGCGAGCGATTTCGTTGTCGGCGTCACTACCAATCGGCTGAGTGGGGATTTGCTCAAGAGCGCCTGGAGGAATCGTAAAGACTGCCCCTGGTACGGACTGAATTTCGTCAATCTTCTGGGCGAAGTTCGGGTCGAGCGCCCACATACGGTTTAACTGATAGGTCAAGTTGTCAGATTTCTGGGATTGAACGTCGTTTAAGCGTTCCTGAGATTCGGCGATGACCTCAACGTCACCACGGGCGTACCACAGGTTAGAATCTACAAGGTTCCTAAAGGGAGCGACTGGAATAAAGGGGTCGATTTCCGGCATTTGAAAGGACATCGGGTTACCTTCGTCATCGACAGACTGAACGGTTTTCTCGGCTCGGGCGAATGGCGTATCGACTTCTTCGATGACGATGTTTCGGTTGGCTATGGTAATCATCTTCTTCTTGTCGTAGTAGACGATACATTCGACTAGTCCTTCGGTATCTTCCAGAATGGAGTCAGCCAGCATTTCTTCGCGTTCTTGCTTGGCAGTTTTGTCGTTAGAGTCAGTGTTGTACTCGCCAATTTGGTTAAGGTTCTTATAGCGAGGAGTTTGACTGTCAGATTCGGGGTCTTCGGGGTCGTAGTCTGAATTGGTAATCGTGGTGTCTTGAAGGGCTTCGAGGGTAGTTAGGTAACGGTAGCCGCCGTATCCTAGGTTGTCATAACAGGTAGCCGAAGTGTCGAAGAAACAATCTTTAGCACTAACGACTCGTTGGCAAGGTAGTCCGTCATCACCGGCGTAACTCCAAATGTAACAGTTACCAGTAATCAGATACTCATTTAAGGTAGTGTCTAACTTCTGGTCCATGTTGTCCTTCATCCAAGCGTAGTTGAATAAGTCTTGCAGGTCATCAACATTACCAGACTGGTCGGGGTGGGTCGGTAAGAAATTGATGTCCATCTTACCATTGACGAGGTGGGCTTTAATGCCTTGAACTTCAGTATAAGTCTCTGGTACGAAGACGTCAGAGTTGCCGTCATAACCGATTGAGGTGCGTTGGTTGTTATAAAGTTTCCAGCACATATTCCAAGTGGTCCAGAAACCAGTCTCAGTATATTTGCGGGATTGTTTAAACCGCTTCATCACCATTGCGAGTGAGTCGGTCGGTTGAGTTGTTTTGTTTATATTTTGTGTGGGTGTTTGGACTACGTTAGCCATGATTAAATCTTACCATAAACCTATCTATTTACCACGGTACGCTTTTTAAGTAAAGACTTGTTTTTAAGTTTCTGCTGTGTGTACCTTGCGGGATACTTTGATTTTATCATAAGTTTCTTTTCTGTGATGGGATTCCATTCAAAGAGTTGAAGAGCAATCGCGCTGCTTATAACGCAGTCATCGTGTTGTCCAGTCTGGGCGTTGGTTCTCCCTCTCGGGTCCCGAATGTAGGTCATACACTCCCTGATGAAAATTAGGTCGTAGTCGATAATCTGGTCGGTTGAAATCGCTTCCGAAAGTCCGTCTATCATTAGAGGTTTAGTCCGAACGTCCGTCCGCCAGCCCAGTTTAGAGGTGTACTCTTCATAGCGTTCGTCAATTCCGGCTTCCCGACGGTAGAGGTTGTTATAACCGACGTCTCTTAACCTTTGGACGGTAGTTAGACCGTGGTTGTTAATCTCGGCTCCAATGAGGGCTTCGTTGTACCACCTGCCTAAGATTGCAAGATACTCTCCGAAGTCCGCTGGTTCCATATCACCCCTAAAGCGAGCGACAGTTTGGTGGGTTGCCTTGTCCATAACAGTAGCGACGGAGTAGTCCTCTTCAATTCCCTCAGCGACATCAGCCCCGATAACGTAGGTATGCCCGTCTTGCGGTTGGAGCCAGACCTTTAATGGGGCGCCGTCCATAACCTTTGGGATAATCTCCGGCCGTCTGGTTTGAGGATTGGTCCGTTCGATTAACTCATAAAATTGTGGTTCGTAGCACTTGGTTTCCATCTCGGCCAGTTTGTAGACATTAAACCTAGGGGTTCCGGAAGCCAAGAAAGCTTCAGTATCGGTTAGGGGGTATTCCTGATAGAACCTTTTCTCGTCACCGACGAACTCGAGCATCTTCTTCCGGCGCCAGTAGATTTGCCCGACCGTTAGATTGTGTTCCTTTTTAATCTTCTTCTCTTCAGCCGTTAAGCGGAAATGGACCGGCGGTTTAATCGAGTACTCTTCGTGCATACTCCATGGGAAAAAGAGCGGTTCAAAGTTTGACTCGCCACGTCTAGCAGCTTGCCAAGTAGTATGAAAGTAATCCCCGATACCATTAGCAGTGGACTCTAGGAAGACAGCGGTGTTGCCCATTAAAGGAACGGCTTGCATTAAACCAGCCACAATCTCTTGACCTTTAGGCCAGAGGGCGACCTCCGAACCGTGAAGCCACTGGATAGTCTGTCCTCGTCCGGTGCCAGAGTTCTCGGCCGTTGCCGTGTCAATCCGAGACTTAAGCCCCCGTTCAGGCGCGGCTTCGTTATCGAAGACCAATCCGTCCCGAGTATTATAC